TCGAAACCGGACTGCAGTTATTGCGATGTTGCTAAACTGATGATGGAAGAGAATGAAACCACATACATCAAGAAAGTGTTAGATACAGATTTCAGCGTGGATGATCTGCGCAAACAGATCAATGAGGTAACGAATAACGCACTCGGCGATCAAAGACTGGGATTTCCTCAATTCTTTGTCGAAAATCAATATGTAGGCGATTTCAATGGTCTGCTATCCTTGATTCGTCCAGCATATGACTTCGAAGCCTTGCATAACACGGTGAAAACATTGACAAAGAACTTGAATAAGATCATTGATTTGAATTATTACCCAGTCAGGGAAACAGAGATATCCAACAAGAAGCATCGCCCGGTTGGTATCGGAGTCCAGGGTTTGGCTGATGTATATAGTAAAATGCGAATGCCATTTGACAGTCCGGAAGCGCTTGCTTTGAACAAAGAGATATTTGCTACTATTTACTACGCCGCCGTAGAAACCTCATGCGAGCTTGCAATAAAAGACGGTTCGTATTCTACGTTTGAAAATTCGCCAATGAGCCAGGGAAAGTTCCAATTTGATCTGTGGAATTCCGAAGGACTTAAGGAGGTTGGACACAAACCGGTGTACCCAGGCGATTTGAGTACTCATCGAAATCTGGACTGGGACAAGCTGCGAAACGAAGTCAAGACTCATGGTCAGAGAAACAGTCTTCTTGTAGCTCTTATGCCCACTGCATCGACGAGTCAGATTCTAGGAAACAATGAATGCATTGAACCCTATACAAGCACAATCTATGTCCGACGCACCCTGGCAGGTGATTTTGTAGTAATCAACAAGTATCTAATCTCTGACCTATGTGCTCTAGGTTTGTGGAATGAAGAGCTCAAAAATCGTATTGTGATGGAGAATGGGTCTATACAAAACATCGAAACCATCCCCATATTTCTTCGTAAACTGTACAAGGTTGTGTGGGATCTAAGTCAGAAGACACTCATTGATCAGGCAGCCGATAGAGGACGATATGTGTGTCAATCCCAAAGCCTTAATCTGTTTGTGGAAAAACCTACTGCTCAAAATCTATCCAGTATGCACTTCTATGCATGGAGCAAGGGACTCAAAACCGGTATGTACTACTTGAGGACACGAGCGGCAGCAAAGGCGCAGCAGTTCACCGTTGACCCACGCATGTATCAGAAGTATGCGAGAAAGGAAGAGGTATGCGAGTCATGTTCGGGCTAGAAAAGTATTTAAAACTTACAGATGACTATATATCAGAAAGCATCAATGTCCGAGTTGGTCAAGGAGGACGGCTTAAGACCGTCTGTGAAATATCACGCATGGGTTCGAATCCCATTTGATGCACTTCTCCCAGACTTAGCTCAGTTGGTAGAGCGTTCGACTGTAGTAGTAAATATTTTTCAGACCATCGAATGGTCACTGGTTCGATTCCGGTAGTCTGGATTTCAGGAGATGATTCTTTTCATTTCCTTTTCTTTTTATCTCTAAACCGCATTTAAAGCAAGACCGTGTATTAGTAACTACTAGAGCTCACAGTATGAGCGGTGTGCAAATTTGCGATGACACAAGTGTCAACAATGAAGTAACAGAATATCAAACATTCGATGAAATGAATATTGATGCTCAACTTTTGCGAGGAATCTATGCGTATGGTTTTGAACACCCAAGTGTGATTCAACAAAGAGCCATTGTACCTTTGAGCCAAGGTCGTGACATACTTGCTCAATCTCAGTCCGGTACAGGTAAAACGGCAACATTTTTGATTGGAACACTCATGCAGATTACTAAGGATTATGTGGAAAATCCCCAGATTTTGATAATTACGCCGACAAGAGAGTTGGCTCTTCAGATAAAGAGCGTGTCCGATGCTTTGAGTCATTATAAAGGAACGAAGTGTCGAGCTCTTATTGGTGGATCAAGCGTTCAAGATGACATTCATAAATTGAAAAACGAGGTTAACCATGTTCTTGTGGGTACTCCAGGGCGCATCCTTCACTTGCTATCAAAGAAGCATCTTTGCTTGAGTGATTTGAAATGTGTTGTATTGGATGAAGTAGATGAGATGCTGTCTGTTGGCTTTGAGGGACAGATTCGTGAAATTTTCGACGACATATCGAAGGATTGTCAAGTAGCACTATTCAGCGCCACCCTTTCAGAACATTCGAAGTCTATTGCAAAAATGATTTTGAATAATCCACTACAAATATTGGTAAAGAATGCAGAGGTCACTTTAGATGGCATTTCTCAATTCTTCATCAATGTTCAAAGGGAAGACTACAAGTTTGCAACGCTACTTGATATTTACGACAAACTCTCTATCAGCCAAACGATCATCTACGTTAATTCTAAGAAAAAGGCTGATATTCTTCAGGCCGACCTTGAACGAGAAGGTCATTCCGTATCGTGTCTGCATGGAGATCTATCTCAAAAGGAGAGAAACCAAGTACTGAATGAGTACCGATCGGGAACGGCACGTATTCTCATTGCGACTGACATCATCGCCCGAGGAATTGATATTCAGCAAGTAAGCATCGTGATTAATTATGATCTGCCTGTTCAAAAGGAAACGTACATTCATCGTATTGGACGAAGTGGTCGATTTGGTCGTAAGGGCGTTGCCATAAATATGGTAGCTCACTATGATGAACAAAAACTGAAAGACATTGAGCAGTATTATTCAACAGAAATATGTGAGATGCCCATGGATATTAGTGATTATATTTGATAATGTAAGATGTAGTACTACTTCTTATTGAATATTGTTAGCGTTTTGATGTCTCAAACTTATATTGAATTGCTCGATCATTTATTTTTTTTATTGGTTTCAAATATAATGTCACAATCGAAACCAATCAATATCCCCGGACGTAAACTGGCATCGTCTGTTCCACCTCAGGGCGGAAACCCCCCTATGTTTTCACCTCCTCAACCGTGCGCCTCCTCGTTTGATCAGTATTGCGGGCATTTGGAATCTGCCTCATATCTACGTGATCAATGGAAAAAACATGTGCGCTCCTACAAAGATTCAAACTTTTTGAATTCATACCAAGTCAGTGAAAGAAGAGACTTAAAACCAATTTCCAAACAGAAAAAGTAAAGAGTGCGCATGTTTCGAAACAAAAGTGATCTCCTCCTTAAATCACTTCAAGGATTCTTTTTGTCCAAGAATGGAGAAAGCATGAAAGAGCTATTGCCAATATTAGAGGGAAAGTCTAAATTGTCGTTACGACTGATTGACTGGTTTGTGACAAATTTCTCAAAACACCAGAGTACACGAATCAAATATGATAATGATAGCACACATTGTATTATTTACTTGGACTACAAAGCCCAATTAAAGGCATTTTCAAAAAAGCAATTCGATCCTTTCTGCCGAAGAAATCGCATTCAGTTCTTTTACACAGACACTGATTACATTGACACAACGATCGGGCAATTGAACTTTTTCCGATGGGCTTTACAAAAAGGTATCTTGCAGTATTTGCAGACCCATGTACAACAAATTGAAAAGGAGATGAATTTGTATCACAAAAGAAAATCTATTGTGTCAAGCTCTTCTGGAAATGCGATAAAGACAGCCAACAAACACAAGAATGTCAGCATTATCCTCACATTTGAGTAAGAAACGGAATAACCATATAAATAATATCACAAGAAAGTAAGTGTATAGAAATGGCGTCGAGACGTATCTTGCATGAATTTAAAGAATTGAACACGGACGATTCCATATGTTGTGTGGCTCGTCCTGTGGAAAGCGAAATAAATACATGGAATTTAGCCATGCACGGACCTAAGGATACTCCTTATGAAACGGGGTCCTTTTTATTGCAAGCTGTATTTTCAGCAGACCACCCTTTCAGTCCTCCGGTGCTTCGATTTCAAACTAAAGTATACCATCCAAACATTGATGCTCATGGGAACATTTGTATCGATATTTTAAAAGATAAATGGAGCCCTGTTTTATCAATCTCCAAAATAATTACATCAATTCAGTCACTTTTAGCAGAGCCAAATCCTCACGACCCATTAGTTCAGGAGAGTGCTGATTTATATTTAGATGATCGTGAACAGTTTAATGCCAAGGCACGATTGTGGTGTAACTTGTATGCAAGTTCTGCTACTAGGATCTAAATTCTTAATTACACGGTTTTTATTTTTTTTCATAATCAATTAAAAACAAAAATCATGTAGTATAGTATACGGTTTAAAATGCCAGGTGGATTAATTCAACTGACAGTGACAGGAAAGCAGAACAAAATTTTGACAGGAAAGCCTTCTATGACGTATTTCAAATATGCGTACAATCAACATACAAATTTTGCGTGTGAAAGTATCGCACAATCTTTCAACGGCACAGTAAACTTTGGTCAGAAAGTTAATGCTACGATTTCCCGTAATGGAGATCTCATCACAAATATGACATTAGAGGTCACTCTTCCAAACGTTAATCATAACAATGGTGTAAATGCTAATGGCGAACAAACAATTGTGAATTGGGCGAATGCAATAGGGCATAGATTAGTCGAATGGGTGTCTATTGAAATTGGCGGACAAGTTATTGATCTCCATAGGGGCGAATGGTTGGAAATCAATAGCGAGTTAACACTAAACGAAAGTCAGAAGCGTGCATACCATAAGATGATTGGAAAACGAGAGTTTTATTTCATTGAAAATACAGACCAATCTTGTACACTGTATATTCCTTTGCAATTCTGGTTCTGCAAGGAAAGTGGTTTAGCCCTTCCTCTTGTAGCGTTACAACACCATGATGTGAAAGTGTATGTCAAATTTCGCTCATTGGATGATTGTATAACTTCCAACACAATACAATCTGATGGCACTATACAAGAGAACGCATCCCCTGTATTAGACCAACCGCATTCTTCCATAATAGACGCTCGTCTTCTGTGCGACTTCGTATATTTAGACGTGTGCGAAAGAAAGTGGTATGCACAACATTCGCATAAGTATCTAATTGAACAGGTACAATACAACGGTCTGGGCGGGCTTATTTCTACCTCAGATAGCAAAATTGCACTGGACTTTAATCATGCATGTAAAGAACTTATATGGTACGCTACTCGAACAGAAAAAACACACAAGAATGACTGGTTAAATTTTGGGAAAACAAACAATACCGATAGATATCTTTGGGGTCCGAATGACACGGATGATATACTGAAAAGTGTTACCTTGTATCTGAACGGACATGAACGAGTGGAAGAACGCCGAGCAGACTATTTTCGTGTAGTCAATGCACTCACGTACCACACATCCAATCCAAGCAACTATATCTATACGTACTCTTTTGCCCTACATCCTGAAAAACAACAACCTTCTGGGGCTTTAAACTTCAGTTTAATTGATGAAGCTACACTGCAACTAAAATCAAATACTTCGTCCGGAGATTCCTACGAAGTCCATGCATTTGCCAAGAACTACAACATGCTACTCATTACGCAAGGAATGGGCGGACTTGCTTTCAACATATAAGGACATTAGGCGAGAAATCGCATCCTCAATAATTTGTCTTGGTTCTCCAGATGGAAAATCCAAAGCGGCATCTGACCACCACAATATACGAGATGATAGAGAACTTTTTTTTACGTCCGAATCCCTCCACAGAGCATAATGAGGTAGTTTCTCATACCTTGACAGCAACGCATTTCTCCATTCGCACTCTTCACTAGCAGTAAACATAATTGAGTAATTCTTCCTATTTACAATGTATTCATATTTTCATTTTTTTAATGTGTGATGAATGGGATGAACGAATGATACATAAAGACGTATAACGAAAAGAAAAGTGTTTAACAAAATACAAATATGGATACTGATGACAAGAAAGTAGAAAATAAAAAAGTATACAAGCATAATGCGCCCCCAAAAAAAAAGGTGAAAAGGAGCAGCATTTTTTGCATGAATTGTGGAAAGATGGGGCATAAGTACAAGCATTGCCGACAACCTATAATCAGCGCAGGAATCATTCTATACCGCAAACGGAAAAATACTAACAAGACGGAATTTTTACACATCTGTAGGAAAGATACCATCGGATACGTGGATTTTGTACGTGGAAAATATCGTTTAGGCGATATTGTATACATTCAGAAACTTCTCGACATGATGACAAATGAAGAAAAACAAAAGATTCAAAATTTAACATTCACTGAATTATGGCGTGATATATGGTGTATATCGGACAATAATTTGAAAGTGAGCAAGCACAAATTTGAATTCGATAAATCAGAAAAGCGATTGCGAATTTTGAGGGCAGGGTATATTCTGAAACATACACAAAAGTTCGTATCCCTGTATATCCTCCTTCAGAACTCACCGAATGTGTATACGACACCCGAATGGGGCTTTCCAAAGGGACGACGCTCTAAAGGTGAGACAGACATTGAGTGTGCATTACGAGAATTTACAGAGGAAACAGGAATACCTTCTAAAGATCATGTCATTTTACCATCTCGTCCAATTGTGAGCGTTTTTATGGGACAGAATAACCGAAAATACAAGCACATATTTTTCGTGTCAAAGTACACCGGAAAACAGAAGAACCTTCACATAGATCAGGATAATCTCTTACAGAAATCCGAAATTGGTGCCATTGAATGGTTTACACTGCAAGAAGCATGTATGCGCATCAGAGAATATAATCAATTAAAAATTCGTAGTTTGAAAATTGCTTCCAAGATAATTCCGAATTATTCCAAATAAAATGTGTGTAGAACACATATAGGTATCTTTGATATGACGTTGAAGACGCTATATGATACATTCAATAAACTTCGTTCTTCCGTACTACATGTCAAAAGTGAAAAAGAACGTGAGGAAAACGAAAAGAAACAAGAAGAAGTATCTCGAAAGATAGAAAAATGGCTCGCAGAGCACCCAAATGATTCACCGTATCAACATGTGTCTCATTTATCGAGTTCTCAATTTAACCAGAGCCTGGAAAATAACACAAAATTTTCCGTTTGGAATCATTCTCCTGATATGGTACACGTGAAAGATCGTTTTGTTCGTACAGATTCTCAGAACTTCGTTCGAACATTCATTCATCCAAACACTCCGTATCAAAGCATTGTATTGTGGCATGGAACCGGTGTTGGCAAAACGTGCTCGGCTATAGGAATTGCAGAACAGTACACGAAACAATTATTTTCAGAAAACAAGAAAGTTTGGATTATTTGTCCGAAGGCATTGATCAGTACCTGGTATTCGGAAATTTTCAATGTCTTCAAAGAAGTTGCGAGTGGATCGACAAGTCTATCATCTCAATGTACAGGAGATCGTTATACGTCCGTCTTTAAGACCTTAATGAAAGAGTTTGATGGAGATGTTCCAAAGGTTGAAAAACGAATGATGTCTCACATCCAGAAGTACTATCGTATTATGAATTATGATAAATTTGTACAAGTTGTAGAAAATATCCGTAATGAGGATAATTCTCCATCAGAAGGCGAAATGATCCGAGAATTAAAAAAGGAATTCAATAGATCAATGATTATTGTAGATGAGGCGCATAATTTACGCAAAAAGGGTGGGAAAACTACAACTAGAAGCGTGAATGCTCTTCGGTCGATTCGGTCGATAAAAGTTCCGAAGGGTACCGTTATATCAATTGCTGACCGCAGAGCTTTAGGACCAAGAACCATTTCAAAAGAGATACGAAGAAATTCAACATTAATTCAATTAGGAGACAAAGATAAGGGAGGACTTCGCATCGATCGTATTTCAGGAGAAGGATCCATTATTTTGTATGAGAAGCCCAAGTACAATGGGCGCTCGGTTGTAGTTTCGTCAACTGTTAAAACATTTACAACGATGAAAGTAACCAAAACAATTAGCGACATGCTACAATATGTTACTCGTCATTCCGACCAAATGAAATTAGTTCTCCTGACGGCAACGCCTCTCTACGACTCTCACGAAGAAATCATAGATCTCATCAATTTGTGTCGTTTGAATGATAATCGCCCAACACAAACTCGACGGCAAGTGTTTCCTTTGAGTGTACCTCTATCTTCCGAATCCCATCCACTGTACGCTTTTACTCGGGGGTATATTAGCTACGTTCGTGGTTCTGATCCGAAGACTTTTCCAATGGTTGTTTATCCAAAGAAAAAGTATACCAAACCCATTGGAGACATACGTGTGTATATGTCGTCTCTTACAGATAAACAAAGCGAACTATTAGAACAAAAAAGGGAAATCAAGGTTTCTGACATTGATCCTTCCAAGAAAATGATTTCAACCTTGTTACTTCCAAATGGAGGTTATGATAATGACGCATTCTACGCATTGTTTTCTTCAAGATCAAACGCCCCACCATTTCGTCAGCCAGATGGAATGAAGTTATTCTCCAAAAAGCATCTTGCTGACTTCTCGCCAAAGTATGCAAATGTACTTCGTGAAATTGAAACATGTCAAGGGGTGGTATTCGTATATACGGAATATCTTATTACCGGAGCATTTACGTTTGCCATGATGTTAGAAGAAAACGGATTCAAACGATATTCATCATCATTTTATCCTCGTCCCTCTATGTTGCAAAATCCTAGTTCTGATAGACGGCGGAGGAAGAAGTTAGGTTCATATGTTATATTTGATCAATCCAATCCAGGAGAAATTGCTCAATTACTAGAAACGATAAATTCACCACAAAATTCTCTAGGACAGAAAGTTCGGGTGATTATTGGTACACGCCGCATAGAACAAGGAGTCACATTCAAACACGTTCGTCAAATCCACATACTGACGCCATGGTGGAACATGAACAGGAACAAACAAATTATCGGACGAGGGAGCCGAACATTGTCTCATGCACATTTGCCATTAAGCGAACGTAATGTCACCGTATTCTATCACGCAGGTATCAGTAAGAATGGGTATTCGCCAGATTTTGAGACATACGGAACGGCGCAAGAAAAGCAGAAACTTATTCATGAGGTAGAAAATGTTCTACGAAGGAATAGCATAGATTGTTTGACGTATGCGCAAAATAATCAGTATGTCCGTGAAAACGTTGTAATTGTGGATAGTCATGGAAAACGGCGCTCGCTTACAAAAGACGACATTGTTACTGAAGAAGTTGAATACACGTGTGTAAGACCTCCTACCAAATACAATCCGAGACGAACATTTTCTATGTCATCAGAAATTAAACCCAAAGTGAAACAATTTTATCGTCTTATTCGAAAGGGGCTGTTTCCCGTTAAAAGAAGGGTACTTTCAAGTCAGGCAATGACGAAACGATTGAGTAAGATATGTCAAGAAAGACGTATGGATGTCCGTATAATTCCATTTGTTTTACAGTACATGATAAAAGAGTCTTTACCCATATACGCAGATGATCTAGAAGGGATTCTATCGTTCCAAGAGAAGTATTATTTATTCCAGCCAATATGGACTACTACGGGAGAAGAAAGGCGCTATTTGCCAATGGTCTATCGCAATATTATTCCACAAAAACATGTTCTACAATCAAAAGCGCTACAAGGTTTAGAAACTGTGATTGTAAAGCAAATCAATGAACGTGTAGCTGGCGTTATTGAAGCTATGAAAAGGGTACCTGAGTACATAGTTTCCCAATATGGTGAGGACGTCTATAATGAAAAACAGCTACAATCCTTCATTAATCATCGTAGAATGATGTTGATCGATGAAATGGACACGTCTGATCGTTTAGAGTTTTTCAATCAGTGGCGCAACAGCACTCTTAGCAAAGAAATAGACGGTATTGTGTCTGATTATTTTGGAACGAGTCGGAAACCATCGCTGGTAGATGAAAGTGTCGGAAAAATCAAATTGAAGAACACGACTTATTTCCGGATCTTGAATGGTGATGGAAAAATTGATATTTACACACGTGATGAAAAACCACCTTTATCAAATCGTGAAAGTCAAGTAATACGTGTCCATTTTCCAATGATTCACCCCATGAAACTGAGTGAAACAAATTCGAAATACATTGGATTTCGCACATACGCTCGAAGGGGAACACAGACAGTTTTCAAGATTGTATCTAACGATTCATATTCAAAGTTTAAAAACAGAAAAAGTGGGTGTGCATGTACAGCTTCTGGGTTAGGACGAAAGCCGGTGGTTGTACAACTGTTAAATCGTTTAAAAACACTGTATACCGGAAAACGCTCTACAAAGTCGTATGATAAAATTTATCAAAGTTCCAAAAATCCTTTGAAAAGGAGGACTGTTTGCGAAGAATTGGAGCTGTTATTTCGCTCCATTGATCACGAAGATGTGACATTTGGGTCTCTACGACAATATCACTCCTCTTAATATAAAAAAAATGAACTAGAATAATATACATACATCATTAGTACTATGTTTCATTCTCAAGTATTTAAAACGTCTGTAGCAGTGGGATTGAAAAATTGTAAGTCTATTGATGATGCCATCAAAAACGAATTACAACGTATTGAAGGCACGTGTATTTCATCCGGATATGTGAAACCAGGAAGTGTTAAAATACTATCTCGAAGTATCGGTACCACACACGCTATCAATACTTCAGGAAATATTTACTATGATGTAGTGTGTTCTGCAGACATATTCAATCCGCATGTAGGCGACGTCATATCTTGTTCTGTAGAAAAGGTGAACAAATTAGGAGTGATGGCACATGGTGCCGATGACCTGCCCGTGTGTGTCATCATTGCACGACAACACCACGAAGACACTTTCCGTGAATGTAAACCGTCAGATGTCATTGACTGTGAAGTGATTGGTTCACGATTTAAAATCAAGGATAGAGAAATTCAAGTGATTGCAAAAATGAAGTAGACCCAACAAAAACTAGGTACCCGCTTTCCAACATTTTTGTATTTTTTCTTGATATGTTTACTTTCACGCATTTATATAAAAATATTGGACTTGATTAGTATATAGTGTCAATGTCTCATTGTGCACCAACTAAAAACAGCAGTAACGATTGTTCTTGTTTCACAAAAACAAATTTGTTAGCCATTGCAATGGCATGGAATTCATTTCATTCGAGTACGAAAGAGAAACATATCCAAGTCAAACCGTATATGACCAAATGTACTATTTGGAATCGTATCGACAACGTAATTAGTGAATACAGTGACTGCGACAACGAACAGTGTTGGATAAAATTAGAACAATTGGCTCAATTTTCGAAACACCATAAAGGTTCTGATTACTTTCGTCCTCTTGCTCCAGGTGAATGGTTTCATGATGGGGTTCTCATTGGTAACAGTACCTCTACAGATATGTGGTTGAGTTCTACTGATATATCAAGTGTTATGGATCAATACGATGGTGATAAGTACAAGTTTCTGTTTCTTGGCACCGTACCCATCGATTTTGCACAAACTAATGGATTAAGCTCATCATCCTGTATTGCTTTGGACTGGGGACCTATGAAAAAAACAAAATATCTTTGCGACATCGATACACGTCAATTACAAAATGATGGTATTGAACAGTTTGGCGTGGTCTTCAATACTGCGGATCACACTTCATCGGGCCAACACTGGATAGCCTTATATTGTTCTTTGAAAAAGAGGAAAATTGTGTACTTCGATTCGTATGGATATCCCCCACCAAAGGAAGTCAACACTTTCATTACACGTATTCAAGATTCTGAAAAAAATAAGAAATACTCCATACTAGTAAATAATAAAAGACATCAACAACAATATTCTGAATGTGGTATGTATGCTATTCACTTTCTCATTAACATGTTAATGGGTGTTTCATGGACTTCTTTCAATAGACACATAATTTCTGATACACACATGCTACAGAAACGTATGGAATACTTTAATCACTACAAAACCTATGAATAACATTTTGCTCCATATAAAAGCAACCTATGTAAGTAAAACCATCCAGGGTTATTATCTGTATGTTTCATAGCTTCAGTGTTTATCAAGAAATAGTTAAGTCTTTCATTCATACCACAAAATCAGTATTTTTTCATTTGGCAAGATGGACATTTCGATTCTTGTTTATGGTACAGGGATTTTTGTATCCTAAAATTGAAAACGAACCGTGGGATACGTTTGTTCCGCAGTTGCTCATAGATCTCAAATCACGAAGTATGTACGAATGGTCTCCAAGTACAGAATCTGACAAAAGAGGTATATGGTTTGAAAATGTCGGAATGCATGGAGCCATTCTTGAATATAAAAGTACCAACACTGGCATGCGGTATAAGATATTTTTAAAAGAGGGTCATCACCCGATTGATGCCTGTATTCTCCTTCAACAATCAAAGACATATCCACTCAACACACAAAGCCATATCTTATTCGCCACTGCGACTGACCAAACAACACGTGAGTGTCATGACATCGTGGAAGAATTCAATGAGTTTGCTGGACCAGATGGAAAATTCTCGTTCTATCAGAGTGAATACTTATCAGACGTCAAACATATTTTGAAGAAAAAATACAATATTGTCACTGGAGAGATAAGTTGGATGAATAATAAGGGTGAAGAGTTTAACTGTGAACTATAGATGCCATTCATTATCTTGCGTCTAACAGGCAAAGTACTAGACAAGACATCTTTCATTGCTGATTACAATTCGGAATCTCAGAAGTCCTTTGTTTCGTTTCTTTTTGTTTCGTTTGTGTATCAAATGGACCATGGAAAGGTTTTAATTTCAACTTCTGGCAACCCTCGGCTTGATCTTTTGAACAGTCTGATGAAGTCAGTTGACGCAGAAGAAGACGATGGTGCTCGAGCAACCTTTTCGGGAAATCAACCTTGAATAAAATGACTAGTTTTCCGAAACTTTCTGGTTGATTCTGAATCGGCATGCCCTTATTTGGTACACAACGAACAGCATCAGGAGAAATGATGTCTTCGTTTTCTTTTTGAATGCACATGGTAGATCCATCAAGGTGCTTCATTGTGAATGAGTAAGTCCCTAACGCATTTAATAATGGAATATGATGAATCATATATAAATTATTACCTCTTCGAGTGAAAGTTTCATGAGGCATTTCCACCACTTTCAAAATAATGTCTCCGGCAACTTTACAGTTGGTTTCGTCCCCTTCTTGATATAAAGTGATAGTGTATCCATTGGTTGCACCTGCCGGTATTTCAATCGAAAATATATCTTTTTTGTCTACACATTTTCTACCGTTGCAGTGCATACACTTTCCGCCCGGTCCAAATGTTTGTCCTGTACCAGAACACGATACACAAGGTGTTGTTGTTTGTTGGACAAACCCTGGTCCAATTTGGCGCATTTTGTTTATCATGCCCCTTCCTCGACACATATCACATACCTGCTTTTTATCTTTGTCTCCACCAATGCCTTTACAAGCAACACACTTTCTCTTTCTTGTTACGGCAATTTTCTTTGTAATACCAGTATACAGGTCATTGATGCTTACACGAATATTATTGACAGTGTTTTTTCCTTTTGCAGACACATTCCGACGCATAGAATTTTGAAACGGTTGTCTCTGACCGAAGAAGGCATTGAATATATCATGAGGGTTGCCCGGAAAATTTGAAGATCTTTTGTTTCCACTCTTTCCAAAACGGTCATATTCCCGCCTTTTGGTTTCATCACTTAATGTTTCATATGCTGTTGACAATTTTGCAAACTGTTCAGCTGCTGTGGGATCGTCCTTATTCTTATCTGGGTGATATTTTAGAGCCATTTTCCGATAGGCTTTTTTGATTTCCTTTTGTGTTGCCTTCGGTGATACACCCAGAATCTCATAGTACTCTCTATGCCGTGTCATTTAAATGTATGTTTTCTTACAATGTTTAAATCGTATAAGAAAAAAAAGAAATAAGCCTAGGAACAGGCTGTCATTCAGTTACCCAAACGAAATAGAAAATTGTAACTATTCACTACAAACTAATAGTCAGGTGTTAGTCCTATGCTTTCAGGCACTTTCCCAAAGAAAACTCGCTTTTGTTCAGGATCATACTCTCCTTCGAGAATGTACTCTTTTGCAGTTTCTGAAAATGCTAATGGTGGGTCACGAGACAGGTCTACACGTAGAAGTATTGGTGTTTTTTGCATATCAGATATTTCTGAATCCCACGCATTTTTAAGAACAACTCCTGTAGAACCCTTTCTTTCAACCCAAATCGCCGGCCATGTGTCCGGATCAGTTCTCTTTTTATTCCACTCCAAGTACTCGATTTTGTCTGTGGATTCACACTTTTTAGGATGTAATACTTTCCATAAACGATGAATGAGAACATCCTTTGACCCGCTTAAATGACGATTGTTGCGCCGAGCTAAGGCAAAACGTAATTGTTTGATCGTGAGTTTTTTCATTCGTGCCATACTTTCGTATCGCTCCAAATGGTCTGGAGGTAAATACTGATCGGCGAGATCTTTGAAAGTCCACTTTTCTGACGATTCTGCTATATCAAATAAAAACTGTGCTACAACTATGTTAAATTGCTCATGTATCTGTGTATCTAATGCACGAATGGTCATTGTCTACTATGTCTTACCGACGTTATCCACAGCTTCATTTTTTTAATCCACAACAATACATTCTAAAAAAATGAGTATAACAATAACACACATTGATTCTGTAATGAAGTATGAACATTCAAGTAAAATATACAAATGGGACAACAATATCTCTTGATGACCTTCAACCAGATATATCTGAAACTCTGTCGCCGTCACAGGAATTGGTCATGAAGGCATTTCATGAAGGCAAAAATGTTTTCATGACGGGACCCGCTGGGAGTGGTAAATCACATCTCATTCGGACTATGGTTCGTAGCGCACAACAATTGCAAAAGAAAATTCAGTGTTGTGCTCTCACCGGTTGCGCAGCGTTTTTGTTGAATGCGAATGCGAAAACATTACATTCATGGGCCGGCATAGGTTTAATGAAGCCGCCAGATACAATCATCCTACAGTCCATTCTGAAAACCCGATATAAATGGTTGAGGTGGAGGATTGTAGATATTTTGATTGTTGACGAAGTCAGTATGTTATCTAGTCGAACGTTTGAATTATTGGATAAAATTGCCAAAACTGTCAGAAATTCAAGTGCCCCTTTCGGAGGCATACAAGTGATATTATCCGGAGATTTTTATCAATTGGCTCCTCCGGAAAATGATCTCTATTGTTTTGAGTCAGATAT